TTTATCAAAATGTTCTAGCTCTTGTAATTCAGCTAATTTTGAAGGATTGTGCAACTTAATATCAAAACTTAATAAATCATCATTGCGATACCCAAGAGTATAAAGATGAATCATACCAATTTTTCTTAATTCTTCAACTATTATTCTTTGCAATCTTTGAATAGTGCGAGCAAAACGAATATCTTTCTGGGCTAACATGGTTTTATCTTCTGCTGCGCCTTCACCTCTTGCTAAGTAAGCTTGAGGAATCTTTAAAGCAGAGAATAGCTTATCTCTTAGATATTTAACGTCATCAATGTCACCAACGAAATTACCGCCAGCCAATGTCTCAATTGTTGTTCCAGTTTGACCACGAACAGGGATGAAATAATCCTCGTCAATGCTCATTGGGTTATAGCGTAAGTCAACACGACCAGTATTTGGATCAACAATTTGATTACGCTTCATTTGCGTAATAATTTTTTGCATGTATTGTTCAACTTCTTGTGGAGAAATATTGCCAACATCCACTTTAAACACGCGACGATCTGGTGCGCGAACTATACGATATGCCATCATGGCATCTTCCAATAATTGAAGCTGACGCCAGATACGTCTAGCTGGTTCTAATATAGAAGTACCATATGGGCTATATTTATCTTGTCCTAATATACGAAAATGAGCAATTTGCCAGTTTTCAAAGGTCATACCAGCACTATTCCACTGGAATTGCACATAGCTTGGGTTGCTTTCATCTTCACCTTCAAGTCTTTCTACTTCTGGTGATGGGAGGCCAAGAACATTTTTTACTCCTAAGCTTTCGTCAATATCTAAATACAAGAAAAAATCACCAAATTTACACATGGTTCTGCACCAACTGTATAAATTTTGCTCTAAATTTAGTGTTTTATAATATAAAGTTGTTAAAAGAGACTTAATTTCTTCATTTCTACAATTAATACTTATCAAGGGGCGGAATTGATTACTTGTTGTCATCTCATCTGCATAAATATCCATAGCAGATGCGATTTCTGGCATGAATTCCATCTGATCAAAGTCACTATAACGTTCTGCGCGGCTTTGGTTAGCCATAATATTACTTTGAATCGCCTCAAAGGGATTATAGCTTTTCTTTTTAAAGCTTTGACCGCTTGCAGAAGTAAATTTAAAGCGATCTAAATCTCTTCTTTTATATCTTATTTGTGACTGTTCTTTATAATTTGCTAAAGGTCCAGAAAATAATCTAGTTAATGCGTTATAAAGAGCAGATTCTTGATTTTTTGGATTCTTTTTTGAAATATCTTCGTAAGGTGTACGAGTATTTCTATTGTACATGTCTTTATCGTTTGCCATTTTTTAGCCCTTTACTAACCACAAAAACTCTTTAGCTTGATTTTGTTGTTGTTGTATTTTTTGATTATATTCGTAATTATTCATTCCAACTATACTAGTATTTAAATAAGTTCTTGACTTAGCAAAAGAAGTTAAGAATGCTTTAGCATATTCTAAATTTCTCTCGTTGTTAATCACAGCTGTGTCACGAACCCAACATGCTATTGCCGCAGCCATAACTAAATCGTCATTATAGCCTTTTTGCGCTTCTGGTCTTCCATTAACCCAGACAAATGTATCTAATTCATTTAATGTTCTTAAAGAGTTTATTTTAAGAACTTTGTTTCTGATAAATTCTTCTAGCTTTGCTATTATTAATGGTCTTGTTTTTTGTGTTGTTGTAAAACCTGGCACACTATTGCTACTGTATTGAGCAGAAGTTGAATCCATAAAATCACTTGTAGCTTTTGAAGAATAATATATATTTGGATATTGCATATCTACTAGCTTTGTTATTACAGAATATCCTATATTATTATTTTCTACAACTATCATGCAATTACCATATTCTCTTCCGACATCATATAATAATTTTGCAAAGTTGTCTGGGTCTACTTTACCTTGATATTCAGCTACTTGTTCCATGTTTTTAACATCAATAACGTGGAAAACAGAGAAATCTTTACCATCACCACGGGAAACGTCAGCCACTAAAAGGTAAGAACCGCCGTTCTCAAATTCTTTCCAAACATGGTAATTTCTATCAATCCAAGATTTATATTTTGGTTCTAAAGACCCTTTTTTAAGTTTTTCTAAGTCTGAGCTATTAACTACAGTTTCACCAGAGGCATTGAAGTTGCATTCATATTCCTGAGCTATTTCGCGTTTTGACATATTCTTTGTCATATTAGCGAACCATTCTTGCGTATATTCTGGATGTACGCTCCATGGCAATCTAGAAAATTTAAAGTTATTTTTTGAAGATTCAGCGTCAACGTATGTTTTATGGAACCAGTTACCTACGCCATTTGGAGTAGATAAAGCGATACAACGACCACCAGTTGAAATGGTTGGTAATAAACCTGTCCATAGTTCATCCATATCGTCAACGAATGCAGCTTCGTCAATGATAAGAAGACTTAATGCCTGACCACGACCAGCATCTTTACTTGTAGGTGTTCCTTGTATTTTTGAACCATTACTTAATTCAAATTTTGTACGATTGTTTGTACTAACAGTAGCAATTTTTAAGAAATCTGGTACTGATTGCACCATATCTCTAACTTTATCTACAATTTCAATAGCGGTGGCTTGCTTAGTAGCCATAACAAGGATGTTTTTTTCTTTATAAAACAACATCATCCAAGCAACATAGCCCGACACTATGGTAGAAATACCAAGCTGTCGGGCTTTGAGGATAATATTAAATCTATGATCGTGGAAGTCTGATAAGAGTTCTTTCTGGAATTTATAAGTTCTAAATGGGATTATACCTTTTTCTTGATGAGTGATTTTTGCATAATTATCTAAAAAGTAAGCAGGATCACGCCCACACTTCAATATTTCTCTTGTAATTTCCTGCTTAGATAATTTATATCCCATTTCATTACCTTATTATACCTTTGTGTTCATAAGCCAGCGTTTAGCGATATCAGCAAATTGTTCTTGTTCTGAATCGTATATTTTTTTGCTTTTAGCATCAACACCGGAATCAATTTCAACATCGCTAATTTTATATACTTGTGATGCATTAATGTAACAAGTTCTACGGTTAGCTGATTGTACCAAGATTTGAATATCGCCTTCTTCTATCAACGAAAGGCTTTTTTTTGTAACTTTACGATATTCTTCTTTAAGGTGTTTTGTAATTTGTTTTACTATATTTCTGGTGTCTGTTTCAAAATTTTTATTATGAACTCTAATCAATGGTTCTTCACTGTGGTATTTCAGTATCAATCTATCGCCCTGAAATTGTACTCCAAAACCGTCAATTACTCTTGGGTCATATATTGATATACCTTGTACTAAGGCTTCGCTTTCACGTTTTAAACCAAAACTTGTTCCGCCTTCATGTTTTGCATGCAAAGCTTGTGAAATGCCCTCTATTACTTCTAGGATACTAGCCATTTTTTTTATCCTCTAGCTCGCACAGATAACATCTATAACAAGCATTAAATTTATTTAAATATAAATCATCGCGTTTATCAAAAGAATATTTTTTACAAATAGAACATTCTTTGTTTATATTTTTATTAATTAGTTTCTTGGGCAATAAAACTCCATCAACCTCTATCTTTTCTCTTGTTTCATCAATCTTGTATTTTTTAAGATTTAACTCTTTTTGTTGTTCTATGAATTGTTTTTCTTTATGCTCATCCCAGAATTGTTTGGGGTTCTGAGTTGCTATATCCCCGTATTTTTCTTTTATTGCTTTTTCTAAGGCTTGTATATAATTTAAATCACGCTTCATTTAGCAACCTGTACAGCAGCATAAAATATTCCTATTGATGCTGCAAATCCTAAGACAAAACTTCCGATTAGCTTAACATCATTCCACTTTTGTTCTGAAACTAATTGGTCTACTCTATCTTGTCTAATCTTTAATAGACTCTCATACATTTCTTTATTTATATTAAATTCTATTTCTTTTTTCTTAGTTAATGTTTCTATTTCTAAATCTTTCTTTTTAATTTCTGTATCAAAATATATCTTAATTTTTCCTATTTCTTGTTCTCTTTCTGTAACAAGTTTTATCAT